TTCCGTGGCGCGACCCCTCGGTGGGTTGCAAGCTCTCCCTCCTTTCCGACCGCGGGATAACCACGGTGGACGCCACAGTTGCGAGCCCGAACGACGTAAGTACTGCCAACTGGACCGCGTCTCCCGCTGGGTGTGGTCGGACTGCAGACACGCTCACCGAGACCACGGACGCATCGCCCGTAGCACACTTCCTATACCAGACTGTGCCTGGACTCGTTGCGGGAAAAGCAGCGACCATTTCGTTTGAGCTCAAAGCTGGAACTCGTGTGTACGCTCTGCTTTTTGATGCCCCATCGGCAGCGAACTGGTACTGCTACGTCGACCTCTCAAATGGCGCCATTGGGTCAACTAGCAACTGCACAGCCACAGGTGTGGATGTTGGCAGTGGGTGGTATCGATTCACCGTCACGCCAACGGTTGCCAAGGTCACGGCGACTATCGGAGTGTCCACCTCGATCGGCATGGGGGGCGCTAACGGTTGGGTAGTACAAGGCAACGGCACTGGCACTATTCAGATTCGTAACGTCCAGATCACGCAGCGAAACGTCTCGATCTGGGCGGACGTCGTCACAGGGTCTAGACTGTCGGCAGTGCAAGCGATAGCGGCAAGTCAGCCTCTTTGGACGACTAGCGACGTAAATTTCGGAGGTCGCCCCACTGTAGAGTTCGGACCTGGCAACTACTCCCTAGCGGGCGCACTGCCATTCGACATACCTCAACCCACTACGTACTACACACTTGTGCGGACTAAGGCGGGATCGTCTACGGCAAATGTCGTCTCGCAGCAAGGTGAGACGACATTTGCTGTACTTGCATACTGGTCTACTGCTGGGGGAAGGGCATACGCCAGTGCTGGAACCAATATCAACACCAACGATGCTATGACAGGTAGTACCAACTACCTATTGACAACGGTTTTCAATGGGGCGTCAAGCTCATTGTCGTTTTCTGATGCTTCCGCGCTGCACACAGGTGCAGGCAACGCAGGGACGAACGGAGCGTTCGCAAACAACGTCTTCCGGATTGGATCGGGTACGGAATCGGGTGCAGCCAAATATTTTTGGTTGTCGACAATAGCCGCCTACTTCGCCTGTGCAGGCGCGCACGATCTGAGTACCCAAGCGAGAATCAAGAATTGGCTATCAGTGTGGTCTAAGACGGTGCTCAAATGAAAGCTGTAATTTGCAAGTCGAAAGCGGATGCACAGAAGCTGTCCGACGACGTTGACCGAGTCAACAACCTGCCGTGGTCTGGAGTCAATCACGACACATGGCGCGTTGTGCCGAACCAAACTCTTCACATGGCCGATATCATCGAGCACCCGAACAACGGCAAGTGCGCGTACCCCGATTGTGCAGAGGTGCAAGAGCAAGACGACGGGCACGGTGGTAAGAAGCCAGCGAAGGTGGCTGTCCCACAAGGTGCGACGACGCAAGACCTCGGAGAGGATTGGACTCCGCCGCCAGTAGTAGAGATGCACTTGAGTTTGGGAAAAGATCGTCGATAATAGAGGCATGCAGTATCACTCTCTTGGGTTGACTCTACTAGCCTTGACGGTCGTATTCTCAGCCGCAAGCGCGCACGCATCACCAAGCGAAGCCAAGCGTCTGAAAAAGGCCGGTTACATCGAGTCTGTCTACGAAGCAGCCTCGGGCGAGGCTGCGATCGCAGTCACGCGAAAATTCATGCTCCTACCGATGGTCAAGCAGACGCAATTGGTAGCAGATGTATGCAAGGAGGCCATTGACCTCGAGCCTACATCTGGGCATGTGCAGGTGTCTGACTGCTTCGTCGAACGCAATGGCGAGCGGGTTGCAGATGTGGGTTACGATGCATCGGACGACACAATGGCCGTTGAGTGGCAAGTGTGGTATAAGCTCCTCATAGCGCAACGCGAGTTCGCGCGAGCCAAGTAGTTGGACAGTAGGTCGTAAGCCCTGGACTCAGGGCCGATACGGGGGGCATAATCGGGGGCAACTATGCCCTCGCCCGGACCCTTGGACTTGCTTTCTTTGGCCGACCACTGGGGCGCTATGGCGCCGCACCTGAACTCAGGGGGAGGGGAGGGGAACTGGCCAAGCCCCCGTGTCGACTCTTGGCAAAATGCCCTCACAGGCTACGGCACGGCGCGGGACAAGACCGCTTACACGGCGTTCGCTGGCCAGGCCACGCTGCAACAAGGGGAGCTGGTCAACCTCTTCCGCCACGACGACATCGCACGGAAGATCTGCGAGGAATACCCTGACCAAGCCCTGCGTGAAGGCTACACGCTCACAGGTCCGAAGGACCTCGACACTCTCAAGTCCGACGCTGAGGATCTCGGGCTGGAAGAGGAGGTTGGCACGGCTGCCTGCTGGGCGCGCCTCATGGGCGGGTCTGCGATCCTCGTGGGGGCCGATGACGGCCAGCCCATTAGCCAGCCCCTCAACGAGAAAGCAATCAAGCGTATCGACTACCTTTTGACGCTGGATCGCTACTGCCTGTACCCGTCGGAGTATTATCAGGATCCGCAACAGCCCCGAAAGTACGGGAAGCCGATGCGGTACAGCATTATTGCGCTCTCTCCGATGGGCAATGCTGTTCCCGGAGTCGACCCTGGTATAGAGGTGCACGAGACGAGGCTTGTGGTCTTCAGAGGACAGCGCACAGACAGGCTCACTAGATTGCATCTGCAGGGGTGGGAAGACTCGGTCCTGCAAGCTGTCTACTCTGTACTACAGGACTTTGCCAACGCTTGGGGATCGACCTCCGCACTCGTTGCCGACTTCGGTCAGGGGGTGATGAAGGTCAAGGATTTCTATAAGGCATTGCAGAGTACAGAGGGGAGGGCAATCCTCGCCGAACGCGGTCGTAGTATCGATATGAATCGATCAAGTGGCCGATTCGTGATGGTTGACAAGGATGGTGAAGATTTCACCCGGACGACTACGCCGGTCTCAGGTCTGGCCGACATTATCGATCGATATTGCTCTCGCATGTCGGCTGCCTCTGGTCTCTCGGTTACGAGGATGTTTGGGATTTCGCCCGCGGGGCTGAACGCCACGGGTGAGAGTGACATGAGGCAAGACTACGATCGCATCTCAGCCTGGCGTAAAAAGCGCTTACCCAAGGCGATGAAGCGAATTCTTGACTTGATCGCCCTCTCAAAGGAGGGCCCTACCAATGGTGTGCTGCCTGAGTACACTCTGGACTTCCCATCGCTGTGGCAACCGACGGCGAAAGAGAGAGCCGAGATCCAAAAGATACACGCGGATACAGACGCTGTGCGTGTCTCGTCGCAAGTCTGCCTGCCCGAGGAATGTGCAGAGTCTCGATTCTCGAGCCCCGAGTATGATTACTCAGGGGGCACCATCAAGATCGACATGAAGTTGCGCAAGCAGGTCGAAGCAGATCAGCAAGCGCAGCAAGAGGTTCAGGCGGCACAAGAGCAAGGAAATGTAGAAGACAGGCTTGACTGGAACCCCGACCAACCACGAGACGCGAGTGGACGTTGGGGAAGTGGAGGAGGGGCCACTAAAGCGGCTGTCCAAAAGGCTGAGAAAGCCAAATCCAAGGCATGGGTCAAGGTGCAGACGGTCCGGGAACGTGTGCGCAGTGCCAAGGCGCTGCACAAGGAAGTTGGCTCTGGTAGGACGGCTCGTTCTTTGAAGTTGGCACAAGCCGCTTTGGATAAGGCAACAACAGAACACAAGGTTGCAAAAGAGGCGCACGCAGCAGCCAAAGATGCACACAAGGCATCCCGTTCCAAGCCGGAGCCCAAGCCGGAGCCCAAGCCGGAGCCCAAGCCGGAGCCCAAGAAGGTCTTGGATCCTGACCGGTACGCGCATATTCAGGACCTTGCGCCTCCTGAGAAAATCTCTATTGAGAAACTACGAGAGGGTGTCGACGGGGCGCGCAAGGCAGTGCAGGCCCTAGGCATTCCAGACCAGGGCAAGTGGACGGTCAAGGGCATCCAAGGAAACAAGATTCAAGGCAACGTAGCGATCGCAGATTGGGACGGGACGATTCGCTTTGACCCTCGCCACCCGGATATGATCCGGGATCCGATCCACACTCTCACGCATGAGCGATTGCACATGCTCTCGCCGATGCGCAAGGCCGGGGCGGCGGATGGTGGTGCTTCAGTATATCGAGGTGGTGCTGTGCATGTAGAAGAGTTTTCGGCGGAGCACCTCACGTCCAAGGCATTCGATGCAGATAGATGGTTCCGAGACAAGAGGGGAGTGGTTCACGTAGATACGACAGAAGACAGGGTACCGTATCCAGGCACTAGGTCCTTCGTCGCAACGCTTGCTGCTCAGGTACATCAACAGCATTACCCAAATGAGAAGTGGAAAGAAGGGGCAATGCGAAGGTTGACCGAAGGTACACACTCTTTCTGGAAGTCAGGTATCACGAGAACACCAGAAGAGCACGTAGAGACCTTCGCGAATCATGTATTTGCGGATAATCCGCAGGCAGCGAAAGCTTTCGCACACGGCCTCAACGTGTTAGGTAAGATGTCTTCTGTGGAAATCGAAGGGAAGTACCAAAAGTACGTGCAGAAAGTGAAGGCTGCGAAATGATTGATTGGGCTGCGTTAGAGCAATACAGAGAATCTGGCATCCCTTTTGATGTGCTGGAACCCATATTGATGCAGGAAGGTCAAGGAGCTCTCTCAGAGTTGGCAGAGAGAGGATTCCACGGAGTGGAAACTCCAAAGGCACAACACAAGGATCTTGAACGTGCAGGGGATGATGAGGAATTCTCGAATCCGTTGGATGACTTGTTGAATGGCTGATCTGCACCACCTCCTAGCCACGCCCCTGCAACGGCGGTGGATCAAGGTCCACCGCCGCCAGACGGCTCAGGCCTTGCGCGCGGGCGCGCGACGGGCGCACGGGCAACAGTACCCCCGCGCGGCCGAGATGCGCTACGTGGCCCGCTTGCGGGAGGTGGGCGCCAATATCTGGCGGGTCGCCATCGAAGCCACCGCACCCGAGTTCGCTGGCAAGCGCAGGGACCTGGGCGAGCCCTCTCCTACTCCCCCGACGGTCGTGGTAGGTGAGGCGCGCATCCACCTCTATAAGGTAGTGGATGAGGCCCGTGGTGTGGTCTGGAACTCGGCCCAAGACGTCAACGGGCGCAACGTTGCCGAGATGCGCCGTCTCATCGGGATCAATCCGAAGCTGGACACACGCTCTCAGGACACTCTAGATCAGTATGCGCGCAAGAACGTCCAACTCATCCGGAACCTCGCCGATGATGCATTGGCTAGGATCGAAAAGACGATCCGAGAGAATCAAGGTCTACGCCACGAGGAGATCGCAGACCTACTAGACGATCAAGAGGATGTTGTAGGTAATCGGGCTGCACTCATCGCCCGTGACCAAGTATCCAAACTCAATTCGCAATTGACGAGGGTGCGGTGTGAAGAGTGTGGGATCGATGAGTATATTTGGACGACTTCGGGGGACGAGCGGGTGCGGGACACGCACCGAGCGAATGACGGGAAGCGCTTCCGTTTCGATTCACCACCACCCGAGACGGGGAATCCTGGCGACGACCCGAATTGTCGTTGCACGCAATTCCCCGTGGTAGCTGGGCTAGAGGACTTGTAGTCTCCAGTACCTCGACCTCTACACACTCCGTCATTTCACAATCCCAACCCTCGAGCGTGCCACAGTTGGCAGGCTTGGTGGTGAGGTGTGCAATCATGCGCACAGTGGTGGTCATCTCTACCCAAATCGTCTTTTTGGTGTGGCGTATGGCGTTGCGGTGCAGCCGGTTCCACTCTCTATCGATTTCCCTCGTGTTCATGCCCATACTATACGGCACGATTGACTATAGGTAAAGAGTCTTTTTTCCAACAATGAAAAAGCTGTGGTTTTTTGCGCC